CCGCATTCAATTTTTGTAGCCGCAGGCGTCGCCAGCGGGAGGATCGGTAGAAGTCGCCGTTATCATGCAACCGGCGGCCCTGAATTATGCGCGGCGGAAGATAGCCGCGCCGCGTCGGCTTCGGAATAGTCGGCATGTTTATTTCTTTTCTGTTTCATCCAGTTCAGCAAGGAGGGCGTCGGCAAGTACGACCGCATTTCGAGCATGGTCAATGCAATCGGGAATAGCATGGTCTTTATCCCAATTCCTTCCTGCAAATATTCCCTGCATCGCCATACCGGCATACACCCGCCGCCAGTACTCCCGGTCAACTGGTAAGGATTCCTTACAAGTTGGGGTATCAACTGTCAAGTTTTCTTTGACAGTTGGTCCGTACTCTCCCCGTGCCAGTTTCTCGGCGTAGTCGTCGTCGCGCATCATCAGAGAAAGATTACATTCGCCAACAGTTAGGTCGGTCGGCAATCCATCTTCAGTCCATGTTTCAACAATTCGTTTATACGGATAATCGTCTCCAAAACCAATAATCCCGGAAAAGACATACGGCCCTTGTAATAGGTAATCAACAGCTACAGGGACAACACCCCGCCCGTCCCTCGTACACACTGGCGCGCCTGCTTTGGCGGCCGTTAAGTCAAAAGGTCTCATTGTATAAAATTCTTTAAGATTTTTTAAAATGTTTAATGATCTCCTCGACCGTTGCCTTGCGGAATTCGCTGCGAATATCTGTCTCTCCATCCTCCCATTCTACATAGTAGTGCTTGAATTTCTTCTCGTCACATAGATGCCACATCACGCATCCGATATTCGCGTAGGTGTCGCAGATGAACAATTGTTGCATGTCGTTTTCGTCGTTCATTGCCGCCAGCGCCTTGAATAGCTCAATGTTTTCGCCACAGTCTATGTCGGTTTTTCGCACTTGTTTACACGGATAGCCAACCGCCTTATTGACGCCCTTAGGCGTATTCCAGCATCGTATAATCCGGATGCATCTTCCCCAGTACCAATCATAGATATTATAGCCGAGTTGGTTTAACCAAGCTATCAATTCTTTTCGCTTTTCCATATCCTCGACGCGGACAAAGCACGGGGTTGTGAATTTCATTGCTCGCCTCCTTTTAGTAATTCCGGGTTGTCGTGGATGTTACCCAATACGTTGTAGTAATGGGTCGAATCCATATACCCCCAGTTCGGAGTATTAAATCCGCATTCCTCGTCATTCCACTTGATCTCTGATTTGAAAGGCCACTCCCAGCCGTTGATGCTCCCATTGCTTCCTCCGATAATGTCCCCCTCGTAAATCTCTCGACCGTTCTTGTCTTTCAGCCCCGTGTACTGGCCGACGGTGGCGGGAGCAACTTCCGTGAAAAGATTGTAAAATTCTGATTTTTTAATTGCAACACCAGTCCAGTCGCAAATAAAAAAACCGTCACCTACTCGAACTATTGAGTTCCCTTTTATCCACTCCCCATTGTCGAGGCGCTTGCCTCGGAATTTAATCTCTCGCATTGCTATTCTTGTTTGAAGTTGTTCAGTCTGTCGATCTCGGCGGCGATAAGAGCACCGGCCTCAGCAAGCAAGTTTACCGCCTCTACATTTTTGGAAGGGCGTCCGGAAAATTCAACCAGCATTTCTGCGCGCGCAACCATGTTGCATGCCCCCTCCAACTTGCCGCGTGAGGCAAATATTTTAGCGCGCTCCTCCGCAATCAGTTCGATTCCTGTTTTCATGGGATTCTATTTCTTTTTTGAGTTCTTCGATTGATTTTCTGACCCGTTCGTGCATCTCCACGGCGCGATACCCAAGCCAAACAGTGACGATTCCGAGGATTGAAAGCAACACCCACGCTATAATTTCAGTCTTCATTTTTTATATCCGTTAGACACTATCCACTCAATACGGTTGCACAGAAGTTCTATCAGGTTATCGCCCATTTCATCCCCAATATTATCGGCTTCTAATTGGGTAAGTACGGGGGTGTAACAGAATCTCCATCCACCGCCAACCACTGCTTTCAGTGTCAGTTCGTAAGTGTTGTGGGCGTCCTGAATCACATTCGGAAGCACCTTTTCCAGCAGGTCGGCGACCGTGAAGGCGGGAATAAAGGATTCAGGAAATTCTTGATAGGCCAAAATCTTATCCAGCTTACAACCCTGCCAAATATTAAGCTCGTAGTTTATTTCGTCTACCGCACTACTAACCCATTCCCACACCATGCTCGCCTTATCCGCGGGCACTTCCAACTCGATCAGCCGCTTCGACTGCTCGATGCTCGTTACTTGGTCTTTCATATCCTATAATTTTTGAATTCAATGCTTTCTCGCTTGGTTCTCGTATTCATTTATCGTTTTGAATATCTGCAATGCTACTTGAGGCACGATGGCGTTTCCGTAGGCTTTGATGGACATGTTTCGCCATTTAGGAAAGGTAATACCGTCCAATCCACCGGAAATCCCATCATTTCGGCAACAAACCGGGGATTGAGTTGGGAAGTCGTCCCAGTTGGGGATGATACGACCGTCCTTAAATCCGGACCGCCTTCTCCATGTTGCCCCGGCGATTGATAATCTCCCGCCGTCGGCGTCGGGAGCATTCCCTTGAGCATTAGTCCCGGTAGACTTGGTGAAAAATCCGCGCGATCGCCTCCGGTTATCTTCGTAGCGCGAGGCGTCGGAAGCATTCCGTTCATCGCCAACGCTGTTAATCCTCGGCCATTTTGGCTGTCCGGATTGTAACTTATCGTGTACTTCCATCCCTCGGAGGCATTCGGTGTCGGCAACAAACTCAACGGCATGAACACCGTCTTGCCGTTCTCGCATTGTTTCAACCCCTGCGTCTGCACGGTAGGCAGCAATCCCCTTCGTGCCGCATACCCGCACATGACCTCCTGCGCAAGACATCCCGAATTGCCCGGTACGGGGTTCTTCTTTGGGGTTATCGTTGTCGCGTCGAACGCACACGGGGTTTTCAATAAGATAGGCGACGAACCAGCATCTGTCCCTTCGGTGGGGAGCGCCGACACTGCAAGCCGGTATAATGTACGGTTGAACCGCATATCCCGCCGCCTCCAAGTCAGAACACACCTGCTCGAAGACCACTCCTTCCGACCAATTAACAATTCCGAAAACGTTCTCGCCCACGATCCATCGAGGTCGAACAGTCCGAATAACCCGCAACATTTCCGGCCAGAGGTAGCGGTCGTCCTCCGTGCCTTTGCGTTTGCCCGCGAGCGAAAACGGCTGGCAGGGGAAACCGCCTGTAAGGACGTCAACTCGTCCTCGCCAAATAGTAAAGTCTGTCGTGCGTATGTCCGCATACTGTTCTGCATTAGGAAAGTGATATTTTAAAATTCGGCGGCAGAAAGGATCGATTTCGCAGTTGAAAGAGTTTGTCCAACCGGCCCACTCCGCAGCGAGGTCGAAACCGCCGATGCCCGAAAAAAGTGAAGCGTGCGTCATAGTCATTCGCATAATCCGTAATAGCTCATGCAGCTGGTCGCCGTGTCGTCGTCGAACAAACTGCCCGTGGCGTGCTGCCATTCGACATAGCGCACAACATCGCGGATGTCAGGATACTTATTGCCGCTGGTGATTGCGTGGGCAGGTATTTTTTTCGGGCCGAAAAACGATGAATGAAACTCCGTTTCAAGTGCGGCGATCTGTTCGATTCGCTCCGGGTTCTGGCGCGATATGTTCAAGATATCCCGCTGATTCGCCATCACACACGGCCAGCAGCCGACTCGCTTGTAGCCCATCCGGTAGAGTGGGTTCGGCTCCAAACCTGCGTCGAGGATGTAATCGATCACCTGCTGCGCCGACCAGTCGAACACAGGCCGAAGCAGATCGTCGGCGAACTTCTCCCGAAATGCCCGTACCGCCTTGCCCCGATAAGTGTGTTTTTTCGGTTTGCCTTTTTTATCGTAACCGTAAGGCTCGAAATAGTACTTGAAGTACGTACATTGCGCCTGCATCTTGGCCCGGCTGGCCGATTCTGCTGCCCGGATACCCTGAATCATCAGCATATTGTCGTGAACCTCGTCCAGCACGAAGTCGATGCAGGGCTTCGTCTTTAATTCCTGCGTGCAGAACCGCGCCCGCGTCGAGGGCCAACGCTTTTTATGCCGGGCAAGATCGACCATCCCGTCGTACTTCTTCGACTTGAGCGTCACCAAATCCAAGTGGAGTTTATCCGCGATCCGGTTGATGTACTCGTAGGTCAGCGGATGCTCCCAGCCCGTATCGCAAAATACGGTCGTAAAGTTCTTGGTGATATGCTTGCGTGTCCACAACAACGCCGCAAGGCTGTCTTTCCCACCCGAAAAGGTTACTATGACTTTCATACTCAATTGATCGCTAAAATAACTTATGTTGCATTTGATATGATACAAGCCTGTTTTTGGCTGCTTCGTAATAGTCGGGGTCTAACTCTATGCCGGTCATTTCAAAACCTAAATCGTCGCAAGCAATGCAGATTGATCCACTGCCGAGGTGAGTGTCGAGAATCTTACTGCCCGGCTTGGCATAATTGGCCAGTAGCCATTTGTAGAGCGCAACCGGCTTTTGAGTGGGATGGATGCGATGCTCATTCAAAGCCTTGTTTCCCTGTTGAATGCGGCCTTCGGCCACCGATTTGCCCTGACACATCCCGTTCCACATGAATGCGAACAGTCGAACCGTATCAATCAGACTGCAGTAAGCAATTTCACAATCCGAAAAAGAACTCCGCCCGTTTACCTTATCCCAAACTATACGACCAGCCCCGAAAGGGAAGCGAAAATAGTTGCACCCCCAAATAATTTGCGCTTTCGACACACGCATCAATTCAACGAAGTAGTCATTCTCTGGAATGGTCCAATGCTTCACCTCATAGAATGGTCGTTTGACACCCTTCGAGGATTTGGAAGCCCCGTAATAACCAAGTTTATTCGGACCGTCAAAATACGGCGGGTCAACAATCGCCAGATCGAACGAATTGTCCGCCATGTCCCGCAGAATATCCATACAATCGGCGTTGTGCAGTGTGATATTACCAAATTGATCTTTCATCCTCATTGCTCGTTAAAGTTTAACCGAGGGGAACGGCGTGACTGCTCCGACATATGCGGGCTTTCGATGCCTTCGAATTCGACAAGGCGGATATAGGTGTCGGTGATCGTATTCCCTCGCTGTATTATCCCGTCATCTACAAGTTTGTCCAGCACTCGCGCAAAGCCCTCGCGGGTCAGCACCTGCGAAACATGCAGGTAAACTTTGTCGCCTATCAGCAACGCATGATCCGGATGACGGCATGCTGCCCGCTTGCGAGACTGAATGTCCCGAATAACGCGCAAAACCATTTGCGCCGGCGTGAGTTGTTTGGTGCGTCTGAACATAGCCTATTCTCGTTTGTCGTTGCGGTTCTTTATTTCCCAGTCCTGCCGGAGCCACTTTTTGATCGTCAGGTATACCGATGCAGAAGTGTTTTCGATCCCCTTGCGATTTGCCATCGCCTCGACCGTGCGCATCAGGTCTTGTGATTCGTATTGGCCTACCAAGGCCCGCGCCTGCCACGTAATCAGCGGAGTGTCCATCTTCATCTGCAGGTCGCCGTAATACATCCATATCAGCACGAGAAACCGATATTCCCTTTCGAGGGACATCCATACGTCCGACGCTTCGCTCCAGCATCCGGCCCGCCACAACTTGGCATGAAGCCGTCGAGCATCCTCGCGCGTGTCCGCTTGCGCGCACGCGATTTTAAAGTCTCTTACCAGTTGTGGTATAGTGTTATCTCTATCCTGTATATCTCCTGTATTACTATACTTTTCTATATATATTGTTTCATTCGGTGTTGCAGGTAGTGTTTCAAGTGGTGTTTCAAACGGCGTTTCATCCTCCGGTGTATTGCAATCCCATTTATCATAATCACAAATAGTTATCAATGTTTTCCCCGTTTCAACCGTTGTTTCAATTTGTATTCGGATGCTGTTTCGCTGACTGTTTCTGAGCGATTGAAGATACCGGAACACCGTTGCCGCCGACCAACCCCATCGATCGGCCAAATAACGCATAGAGGTGAGCAGCTGCCCGCGCATAAGCACGACATCGCGGGTCTTACAATGGACAATCCGACCATCGACGTATGCGGCCATGTAAAGCAGGTCGATTTGCGCTTCTACTTTACCAAACACGCGCTTCGACATCCACTCGTCCGACGCGAACAAGTCCCGCGGTATCTTTAAATATCCGGCCATATTATCTATCCCCCACAACGACCTGAAGGCACGTATACCCGGCTGCTTTCCACGCCTCGGCCATAGCGGGACTATCCTCCAAGACAAAGGATGTCGCATTGCGTTCCGCCGCCGTCGTTTCCGCAACAAAACTGTCGATCTTCGACTCGACGTCGGGCCGCTCGTCGGAGGAAGCGCGCATTATCAGCGTATAATCCCGCGGCGACATCGCCAAATGCCGCTGAAGCCATAGCTGGGTCTGCTGGCGCACGCACTCGCTCCGGGAGGTGCAGAATATTATCGAATAGGTCCTGCTGAGTTCCCGCACCAATCCGCAAACTTCAGGGATCGGCTCGTCGTCGAACTTGTCAGCGTAGAATCGCCTCCAGTCTTTCGGTTCCTGTTCGATATACTTCATGCGCTCGCCGACAACGGACAGAGTGCCGTCAATATCAACTACCACAATATTTTTCATAACTATCTGGTATTATTTCATCCACTTGAAAGGGTTCGGCATACATTCGAGTTTGATCCGCGCCTCGCGGTCAATCGGTCTTCTATGCAACCCAAGACGCTGTATTTTACATTTAACAGCCGGGGCAACCCGCCCCATCCGTTCGGCTA